GAACCATAATTGGATGCAAAATTATTAGCGTGGCCCTTGTAATCTTCAAGAGTTACCAGCCTATCCTGACTGCGGTAATATAAAGGTGCATATCTTTTAGCACTCTCAACTGACTCAGCATTTCTACCACCTGTAGCTATGCTGGTATTCTCTAGAGTTCCTTGTTCACCAATAAAAGTCCTGAGACTTGCTCGCTCGTTAAGAGTCACTGTAACTGGCACGTTGATGAAGCTCTCCGCAATATTGCCTCGGGTGCCACCTCCAACTCTATAGGTTATCGTGTAACGATCCCCAACAGAAGGGGCTTGACCAATACTATTATCTCCAAATAGAATAGAAGCTCTAAAGTTCTCATCAGTAGTGACTTGGAATATCTTATCTGTCCCCCCAGAGGCAAAATAAATATTATCTTCTTCTTTATAAATTCCTTGTGTAGCCGCCGCACCTGTAATGAAGACCTGAGCACTCTTTTCAACGTAAGGTGCTTGACCTAACTGAACTTCCTTAATGCTATCGGGACTACTAAATATACCAGTCTCAACAATCAAAGCGCCTTCTTGAAGAACTATACTATCGGCGGTAACCGTGACGCCGTTCGACGTGGCAGGTATAATAAGATTTGTATCGGCTCTATCGAGATCAACCGTCCCATCATTGTTTAGCTTGTACATTGTAAAGCTAAGGGCGCCACCATCTTCAGTAGAATTAATTGTAAGAGTTCTTTCTGCTTCAGGGACGACAACAGAAGATATGTTTGCCGCAGAATCAACTTGTATTCTGGCGTCAGCAGCGGAGGATATTGGACCTTTCATCCTCACACCAATGAGTTCCAAGATCCTTTTGACGCTATCTCTGCTTCTGGCGGTCCCTAGAAAGTTTTCATTCGCTAAGTAATCTGCTTTATTAGACTGGATATGTCCAAAAGCGGACATTAGCTCAATTAATAAAGTTCCAAAATCCGAAGATTCAAAGTTATTGTAATCTAACGGAAAAGTGGCTTTAACGTAATCAATTAAAGATTGTTTGTAACTTTCAAAGTCAGCAGCCGCAAAGTCTATGAGCTTAGATTTATCCTCTAGCTCCGCAGGTAGAAACTTTAAGAAGTCTGACTGAACTGTTCCTGAAAATGCAACCATTAAACTCTAACTCCAACTCTAAAGAATGGTATCTGTGCATCATCGTAAGCACAGTATAAGAATATTTTTAAACCTGTTTCCCCAGTTCTAGTGACTTGTAATTTACCTATGGAAACTTTCTTTAGATATTTACGAATGCTGGTGGTCACGTCGTCTCTTATTGCTAGAAAAGTTCCCTCATCCAAGGGTTCAAATAAAAAATTCCTCACGTTGCAGCCATAGTCGGGCAACATGAATCTCTCTCCAGGAACTGTCCTGATGACATCCCTTAGACCAGAATGCACTAATCTTGTGTTTACTGCTTTGGAGAAATAACCTCTCTCAGGAGATTTGGGAATTGGATACCTTAAACCAGCCAATTCGGTTACCTTATTGTCCACAGTTTGTGTTATTGTCCTGGGGGCAACTTTTCCATAAACTTTTACTGAGTCAGATAAGGTCATAGGAGTTTAACAAATTTAAAGAAATTTTTATTAGCATTGTAATTTTGAGCAACCTCAGAACTACTTAATGGTTCGGAATAGAATTTAATGCCTCCAATTTTACCTTGGAATCCACTAACGAAGCCACCAAAATGTGAGCCTGTGAACCCACTGACTGCACCGTCAGTGTAACCACCTCCGATTATCCAAGGCGTAAAGAAGGTATCTAGTCTGGGGCCAGAAGCAGAGTGCTCAAATGAACTAGAAACTGTCAGTGAGGGTATTTTTGGAGTTTTCCTTGCACCAGTTCCAAAGGTATCGAAATACCCTGAAGCTCCTATAAGTTTAGAATCTAGATAAACACTAATTGTATCATTTGGAGGATCAAAGGTTACTGCTAGGTGACAAAATGCTGTTCCACAATCCGAGAACGCAACACCCTCAGCACTTCCTACCTGGGAACTTACTGGGATAGTGATGCCATGCCACTGGGTATTGTTCGCATTACAGGGCTCTTTATTTATAAATCCAAGACTAGAGGAATCATAAGATTGCGTGGGAGCTAATACGAACACTGCTGCCGAAGCATCGTTATCCTCGTCTTCATTGCTGGCTCCTCGTCCAAGACCACTAGCTGTAAATCTACAATCTCTAGTGAACCCCATAATCATCCCTCTGACAAAGCCTGTCCCTTCATCAAGACTCATCACTTCACGATCTGATTGAGGCACTACACTACTGGTGATGCCTGTGTTCTCATTAGCAAGAATTAATCTATAAAGCCCACTAAGATCACCCGCTGTGGAGGACAGGTTGTAAGAGGGGCTATCTAGTAATCCAGAGGCTTGAATCCAAGCTTCAAAGCTACCCCCCTTTTGAGAATACACTAAATCTTGAAGCTCAGTTACGGCAGGCAGTCTTATGTAAGAATTACTACTAACGCCCTCTAAGTATGCAATGCCTAGTCCATTCTGGAACAGTGCAGATGGATCTCCCACAATTTTAGCATTGTAGTCATCACCCTTTTCTGAACTGTTAAATAAGCCAAAGTCCATATCGCTAGACTTTGATATACTAGCGGTGAGAAGATTGTAGAGAGCAATCAGGTTAGATTCTAAAACAGTTTCAGTTATGGCAAGCGAGGGGGCCGTGGAGGCAGGTGCGTCATGGTCAATGATCGCACCTCTAGCGATACCAGCTAAAAGCAAGTGATCAATTACCACAGGATCGACTGTTTCTATTTTTTGTGTGTATTTAACCTCTAAAGGTAAAACAACTCCTTCAACATCATCTTGCTTAATAACAAGTTTTCTTTGTTGCTCCACATCCATAAGGAAATTAGTTCCCTCTAAATATGAAAAATCATTAATTGGAATTTCCCCAGGATTGTATATTGGACCTTTACCATATAGAACAGGGGCTTTTACCGCTAATTCAATTTGTTTCTTCCTTCTATTCAATTTTTGATCAAAGAAAGCAGCTTCAGAAATAAGAGTCTGCTTCATATTATCAATCAAGATGGTCGCGGATTCATTAGATATCAGTTCTGATATTTCGGAGGATACATCAAAAATCTTCCTGTCTCTCTGCCCTTTAATGTTTAACAGAATTCTATCAGAATTGTAAAACTTTTGTAGAGCGTTTGACTCATCAATTATTTCTGGATCAAGAATACTATTGAAGTAGAATCGAACATTATCAGAGGTTAATTGATTACCTCTTCCACCAAGATTCGGATCAAAATCAAGCTTCCAATGTTTTTCTCTCTCTATTGATTTCCTCTTGTTTGCCAGTTCCATAAGAGCAGGCATAAGCCCCTGAGAACTGTCATAGTATAAGCCATCAACTGAAAGAATGAACTCACCGTTAGTCGCTAGTGGAGGACCAGCTTGAAGCCTGAATACGCTTTCTACAGGATCATCATCTGTGACTCCAATAAGCTTAGGCTCTAAGTCAGGATCTAATTCACGTTGTCCCAAAACAGTGTCAATTATTTGAATAACATTCAAAGCTTTCGCCTGAGCCTCCTGCGCCACAGCTAACTGTGCTTGAGCAAAAGCGTTCTCACCTTGAATGGCAGATTGATAAACTGAAGCACGAGTTAGTTCTCTTCTCTCAGCACCTTCACCCGAATTATTTAGAAAATCTTGAAGTTGACCAAAACAAGCTTGAATATCCTCTATTTGAGCAACAGTGTTCTGATAATTTTGATATATTTGTTGAGCGGAGCCAGCAACTGCATTAATAGTTCCCATTAATTTTCCAACAGCTTGCAGAAATGATGCTCCACCTAACTCTTGTCCAAACTTGTTGATTTCACTAAAGAACCCAAACTGGCTGTTTCTGTCTGGGAAAATTGAAATGCCTAAATTTATTTTAATCCATCTTGCGATCTTGTTAATCACAGCCTGAGTTTTAGCCTCAGCCTCCTCCATAGCCAGCCTCAGGGGGATTAATACAGGGCTAGGAATTAATGCTGCGTTGAGGATGTCTAAATTAAATAAACATGCTGGCACACCAAAGGACAGAGCAATATTTTCTGTAGTGTTTCCTGGGTCATTGCTTTGACGAGTTAGGAATGCGTTTGAATCGAAGCTGGGCATATCTATGTTATATTTAGTTTTATACTATGGGAGTATCCCCATAACTATTGGGTACAACCAAACTGGGCACTGCGGGTAGTGGGAGCATGAATGGAGGAGCTATAACTGGGGCTGCATTCGCATACGGAACCAGCGCCGTAGGCGATGCGCCAGGGAAACCAACCACTGGGGGCGCGGTTCCTAATATACTAACTGCGGCACCATTTACACCTACAGTATTTCCCGTTATGTTTACTGCATTTGCAGCAAACAAATCAATTTGAGTAGCGTTTATGGCGAGCGACCCCGCAGGATCCACACTTATTAGACCACCCGCCATGGTAGTTACCCCGTTAAGTCCTATTAAAGGAGCATTTAAATCAATCTTAGTGGTGCTCTCAAAGGTTATGCCGCCCTCCCCTAGGCTTCTAACGACAATACCTCCGGTTTTACCATTGACTTGAATCTCTGCCCCAGGTGCAATAATATTTATGTTACGAGTAGCTAAAGGATTAGCAATCGCTCCTGTAGAGCCTGTCCTAAGAGTGATGTCCTTATTCTGACTGTGAATTCTAATATTGCCAGCAGAGAGGCCGCAACCCCCTAAATCGGCAGTGTTTGCAAGATTAGAAATGTTGATATCATCGCCACCTTTACCCACTGTTATGTTGAATGATGCGCCAGCCTCTTGTAATATTGGACCCTGTGCAGTCATGGATATGCTTCTATAGGGGAAGATGCCGTTTGGTTGCCCTTGGACAGCTATACCGTCCATATGCTCATTGACCAGTTGACATCCTTGTTCTCCCGCAGAAATAGAGGCTCCCGTTTCTGCTTCAAGGGCAACGTAATTTTCTCTTTTACTGTTGCTTAAGTCACTCTTAAGTGCTAATCCCTGACCGTCTGAGTTTGCTATGGTTGTCCCTGTCGGGCGCTTATCTTTCCCATACACTCCAACAGGACCTGCGCCTCTGACTGCTTTAAACTCTGGGATTCTTTCTTTAGAGTCTCTTGGTGGGTCATCTACAATTGTAGCTACGTAATAATGATCAGGCTCACCGTCTTGAGGGTCTTCGTTTTCAAACATTAAAACGTATGAATCTATCGATGGTGGAGCAAATATACCTCCATTATTGGCATTGTAGCTAGGAGACGTATAAGCCACTCTGGTAGCTTCACCCTTGCCCACCTCAACCCAGAATGAGCCGTCCTCATTTGCTGAGATGTCAGATACCACTCTTCCCTTTACAACTTTCATAACAATTTATTATAGGCTTAGATTACTCAACTATAGTCCCTGGCTGAGGCTGCTCGAATTCGTCAACGATTTGAACTTCTTCAAATGTTGATTGACTCTTGGCTTTCAGTTGTTTAGATATCTCCTGACGTTTGTTTTTTTCCGGTAACCTTTTAGCACCAGGGGTATTAATGGCAGGATCTGTTTTTTCATTTTTAGGGTTTACGACAGAAGCTGCCTCTCCTAGGAGCTTCCTTGTGCTTTCAAGTATTGGGTCGTCTCCTAAACCGTCCTTAACTAAAACAAACTCAGAAAATGCGTCTTCTGAACTTATGTAATGTCTTGCCCCTAGTATCTGATAACTACCATTTAAAAGTGTAGATGGAATTTTATCCTTGTCTTCAAGAGATCTTGAAATTATGTTATTGTATTGGCTGAAGAAATAACATCTCCTGCCGAAGTAATTTTTTTGATTGAAGAAAGGGAGTGTTTTTACGTTGATTTGAACAATAAGCTTTTGAGCTTTTTCTTGAAGATCCACATATCTTCTTAGTATTGTATTGTTATCAGTGTTAGCATCATTGAGATAAGCGACATCTGCATCAAGCCCATCTTCTCTAAGTGCTCTTAGAATCTCACGATAACCTATGATTAAATCTATTAAATCTAAGAATCTCTCTTTCTTACTTTCTAGACCCTGAGAAGTTATATTGGAATCACTTCTTGAAAGCAAAAGTTTAAAGTGCTTCACTCCACGAGAACCACTCTTCTCTCCCTCTTCTATGAACTTTAATAGATTAAGTCTTGAGAGATTAACGTCATCCACAAAGATATCAAACTGCTCCAGATATTCTATCGCTTCTTCAACTTTAAACTTATCGTTAACAACAGCGAGTTTTAGAAAGTTATTCATAAAGGGTGCTCGCTTACGAGCTTTAAGTGCGAAATTAAGAAGTGCGCCTTGTGCAAGATCTTTCCTGAAAGATACGGACTGAACGTTGGAGTTCTTCACGCCGTGCAGAAAGATAATATCTTTCTTGTCTTCAATTTCTTTAAATTCACGAGTAAAAGGACCAAAGTCTAATTGCTCTTTGAATGAAGAAGTTTGTCTCCGCTCGCGTTTTAGAATTGTATTTTTAAATTGCTCCTGGTATCTCTCCCAGTTAATTCGATCTAAAGTATCAAGTGAGAAGGTAAATTTATAAGCAGATTGAGTAAGGGGTTTAGCACCATCATCTGCTAGGTATATGAGTTTCTTTATTAAGTCTACATCACCAAAAACTAATCTACTTTTTCTTTTAAGATCTGGTCTTGCTATATTTTCATTTATAAGATCATTTATTTCCACATCATTAAGTTCAAATAAAGCATATTCGGTGGGTTTTTCTTGATATTTTCTTAAAGCACCAATAAAATCAAATATAGGATCTAGTAAAGTTTTAGGAGTTGTTCCATCGGCTCCAACCTCAAGGCTTGTTGACATTCTCAAAAAACACTCAGTTAATAGAAAAGCATCGTCATACAAGTCCTTATATTGAGTCATCTTTTCTTTAATCGCCTGACTGTTACCTTGACGTTCACTGTATGTATCAAACTCTTCATAGGCTTTCTTTTTGCTACTTACAACTTGCCTTATCGTTCGTAGTTCATCTTCAACATTAAACCTTCCGTCCAGAGTTTTGCTATTACCAAGTTCATCTTGAAAGGCGCCGCCTTGTAAAGATGATTTGAATATCTCCTTGCCACCGGGAGCTTGAAACACCGCTGATTTATACTGTGTAGAGTCCGAAGAAATATCTTTATTTTTAGTTTTAAGGTTAGGCTCTTTTAATCTAAGCTTAATTCCAAATTCTTTTAATTTACCCTGGTAATTCCTCATGAAATCAAGAGCCTTATTGGAGTTCACTAAACCAGAGTTGAAGATCTTATCCATGTCGTCACCAAGGATGACCATCACCCTAAAAGGGTCTCCATAAAGATTTCCTAAATAATTTTGTAGTACCCGTCTTATATAAGTATTCCAACCTCTTGGAGGGAGAAGACATCGCTTTCTCTTAATTTCATTAAATTTAATTAGAGGGCCTTTGGTAATATCTAAGCCTGCATCTAGATTAACATTTCTAGAGCTTAGTGAAACTGTGGTTCCTTTAGGAAGAACTGGATTCAACTTGTCTACTGTGCCAAAGCCTAAGTTACCATACAGTTTTTTAGTATAGCCTCTAATGCCTTCGAGAGAACCCATGAGAAAGCCCAGGGTAATACTTTTTACATTATTATCTAACTGAACCTGGGCAGAGCCTAAACTACACTCAAAGGGACCAGCCCACTCATCAAGATTGTCTCCAGTTCCAAAAGAAATATAATACTTGTTAACCCTTTCTAATAGTTCGTCAACAGCCACATTGGCCCTATCAACAAGATTGTATACGGTGTTAAAGTTTGTCTCAAGAGGACTAAGGTCAAGTAGAAAGTATTCTAGGATAGACTTAGTTTCTACAAATTTTAAATTAAGGTAGCCTTTGCCCACTCCCCCTTGAGGTATGTTTAGATCAGCCTCCATTAAACTCTGGTTTCTACCAGGGGCACAAATCAGCAAACCATCCTCTTCACCGACTTCCTCCAAAACTCGACTCAGTGTATTTGCCCTTGCATCACCAAGACTATTAGGCCCAAAGAAGATGCGCTTCATAGTGTCGAATCTTTTTGTTACGATTATGTTGGGAGTGATCATAAGTTTATAAGTTTAATTCTATCCCCAACATTTAACTGTTGGAAAGGATCGCTGATATTATTTGTCCAGCATATTAACCAGTCTAGGTTTGGAGTTCCGTAAAATAGATTTGAAATCTTATCTGCTCGGTGCTCATATCCTGCCGGTATTGTTCCAATTGTAGAGGGTTGCTCATCAAGACCTCTTATGAAGTCTCTAAACTCAATAGAAGCAAGGTTGGTGACAACATCTTTTTGTCGGTGTTTTACAGTATAAGAGCCAACTCTTAAATGATTTTTGTAGTCAACCATTATCTTAATCCCTCAAAAGTTTCATCATCAAAAACTTCAATATCATAATTCATGGAATCCAGGACGTTTTCATCTAAGATTGATTCCCAACCAGTTAGGTTGTCGCCTTCTAAAGGATCTCCACGAAAATATTCTCCAAAATTACCAGACCTAGATTCAATTAGAGACATCGAAACTTTTATGGTATGAGGTAAAAGAGTTTCCAGATCGTAATTAGATGCCTTATCTATCGATATCTTGTAGTCCTCTACTAAGCAAGGAGAGTTCATATACATAGGGCCATGGTTAAGCCTAACTATTGGAGGTCCATAGACTGTATTTCTAGAGTCATTAAGAACACTTGATCTTATTAGATTTACCCAATACATCATCAAGTCAATTGTAGCATCGCTGTCTGTGTTGGTGATACTATAGAAGTTAACAGCATCTCGCGTCCCCTTGCCATCGGCCTCAATCTCTATCGCTCGTGGTAAACTCAAACCCAAGCTATTAAGAAATTTTACCTTCTCTCCCTGAGCATAGCCATATGTCGTCGGAGGACCCGCTTTACCTAAAAACCTGTTTCTCTCTGTTATTTTATCTTTATTTCTTATGGTTCTTTTCATCCTCTCAGTGAAGCCCTCAGTCTCTTGAAGATGGAATAAGTGTAATAGACTCATATCAAAGTCTAGTTTTAATCTCCTAGAGTCTGCCCCATTGTAAGAAAATAATTGACCCGCTCGACCTAATAGGTTATAACTAGCTAAGTTCGCCTTCCCATCCTCGGATATGTTGATATTTTGAAGAAAGGGTAAATGTGCTCTTGTGACTTGATCATCAGAACCAGAGTATTCAAATAGAAGAAAGGATCTCTCGTGAAGCATCCTAGCGCGGACCACCGGAGCCTGTGTGTCATTATCATTATAAATTCCCCTCCCTACACTAGTATCAGTCATAATTATTACCTATCGTTAAGGTCCCCCCTCTTTGAATCAACAGCAGCCTCCAAAACGTTACGATTGTTCTTACTCTGTAAATCTCTGATCTGCTCAAGAAGATCTGCTATTCTGGCGCTATCGTTGCCAGCCAATGTATCCGCTTGCCTTCTTACGCTGTCAACAATAGTCATTAACACAAAGTCTGATCGTTTAACTTGGTTTCTCAGGCTAGCCTCGGCAGCACGCTCGCGAGCCTGTTGTTCCTTTTGGATTCTTAGTTGTTCTTCAGAGAGTTTTGTATCATCTTCCATATACTCTTCATAAAGACCATATAAGCCTCCTAACCCTGCGCCAACAGCCATGCCAACGGCTCCAAAAATAGCTCCGTATTGAGCGCCTTCCAAGGCTCGCTTTCCTACATCCATCGCATCGCCTAGATCTACACCTTCCTTCTCCTCAATACCAAAAGCATCTTTAGCTACATCAAGACCTACACCAAGACCGCCAGCTATAAGGCCACCCTTAAGGCTCATCTTCGCGCCCTCCGCTAGCCCTGGGATTAATGCTTTTGCCATACTTGCTGCTCCAAGGAAGTTACCAGCCGATCCAAGAACTCTACCTGTAGCTGTCTCCTGTCCTCCAGCCAACATATTTGCACCCATCGAAGCAACGCCTAAACCTATTGACGAGCGAGCAAATGTTCCAAAGTCTGGAGGTAGTCTTGATTGTATAGCGTTAGTTAGATTCTTAAAAGGAGCCATCATACCTTTTGTGGCTTTTGTTTGTTGAACAATGGCGCGTGAATTTGTTGCCATGACTGTGCCTGTGGCAGGATCGCGGATCAGTGCAGCCTCGCCTGCCGTTTTTGCTCCACCTTTAGGAATAGGACCGCCAGCTAAGTTTAATCCAGTCTTACCGAAACCTTGCACGGCTGTCATTACGTTTATCCCTTGAGATATTTGAAGTAGAGGCACCATGAGTCTTGTCGTTGCGTTAAGTGTTGCAGGAGCGATTTTCTCATAGTATTCGGTTGCTAATTGTGCTTGATTCTCTAAAGTCTTCT